TTGAACATGTTAAAAAAGAAAGGTGCAAGGTTGCCTGTATAGATGGAAGGGTTGAGATCCTATCAGAAATATCTCGCGATAAAACTACACTTTACAACAGATTACGATTATTTTAAATATGGCGGCAAGTCAAGGTCTGCTTCTGCTAGCTCTTTCGAAAAAAGAAAGGATGTCATATTCTTTCGTAGAATCGAGCGTCGTTACTCTGATGAAGAGTTGACTGATTACTTTGTTGCGAACTTTGTTGAAGATTCTACTTCGAGATGGATTGGTGATCTTTCCTCGCTCAAGTCTGAAAAAACATATGCAGCTTGGAAACGTAAAATTGAATCTTTTGGCTATGAGTTCAAAAACGAAATGATCAGTTTGCGGGATATCTCTGATAACCCTGCCAGCTTATGGCGTGTAGAATCAAATCAACACCCAAAGGTTCTACAGCTTTATCTGGCGAACAAGTTGAGTATAGAATCTATGTTGGCTACGAATCGTGTTCTAAAATATATACCCATGTGGGATAAAAAGATAGAGGAACAGTTTATTTGGCCAGATATATCTAAGAGGTTGAAAAAGTATGATAGCTTTCTTAGATTGGATACTAATAAAATAGAAGGAATAATGAAGGAGGTGTTTCATGAATCTTGAAGTAGAATCTTTTGCGGGCGAGCTTCGCCAGCTGAGAGAAGAAAACAATAGGCTAAAGATGGAGGTGTCACAACTAAGAGAAAAGGTACAAGTCTCAGAAGAGAAAAAATATGCCGAACTTCTGACAGAGTCCGACAAATTTTACTAAATAACACGATATCATGTGTTATGTGGATAAGACGATTATACAACGAATATACGGAGAATACAAATGAACGATACATTTGCCGCGCTCAAGCGGGAGCGCACCACTTCTTTCGACAAGCTCACTAAAGAGGTCGAAAAACTTTCTAGCAATAATCAGCAAAATCGAAACGAAGACGATCGGTACTGGAAGCCAGAAACCGATAAGGCTGGCAATGGCTATGCTGTCATTCGTTTCCTACCTGCACCGCAAGGCGAGGATGTTCCTTTCGTGCGTATCTGGAACCATGGCTTTCAGGGTCCAGGAGGCTGGTACATTGAGAACTCTCTGACTACGATTGGTCAGCAAGAC